AAAGATGTTCGTAAAGCTGTATTAACAAAATAATTCTTAAAAGGAGAATATTTAAAATGGAATATAAATCAAATGGAACTGGTTGTGGGGATACTGCTAAAATTCCTACAGACGAATTTACAGTACGAGCTAACAAAGGTGTTTTAAATAATTTTGATAAATCTTCTTATGAGGTTCCTAAACCTTCAAAAGGTAGCTCTTCTAAATAAGGAATTAAACTTTGCTATTAACGACTGACATCCGTAGAGGTGTTGAAGAAAAAATTAAAGATGTAAAAAATTCTCTTGCATCAGGCTCCGCTTCAGATTATTCTGAGTATCGGTACATTGTAGGCTACTTAGCTGGTCTTTCAGATGGTGCTGATATTTCCGTCGAAATATTAAATCGACGTTTAAAAATTGATAATGATGAAGAGGATTTTAAATAAAACAATGCAACATCAACCAATGAGCAAAGCATTAAAAAATGATGAATGGATCGCAGATATTGACGTACCTGATCCTAAAGTACTTCCAAAACTAACTGGTTTTCATGTTCTAGTAAGACCAGTTTCAGTTAAACGCCAAACTAAAGGTGGGATTATCTTACCAGATTCAACTCGTGACGATATCGCATACCTCACAACAGTGGGAAGAGTTGTAGCTTTAGGTGATTTGGCTTATGAAGATAAAAGTAAATTTCCAAAAGGTCCTTGGTGTAGCGTAGGAGATTATGTCAGCTACGGGAAACATTCAGGAGTTAAGTTAATCTATCAGGGTGTAAAACTCCTTCTTATTTTTGATGATCAAGTTATTATGACTGTTAATGATCCTACTGATTTAGATACGTCTTATAACTTATCAACTGGTGGATAATATTTAAATTTGCATACTTTTAGAATACATTGTATTTTAAAAGATATTGGCGTAACCGACCATTTCGCAATGGCGTACAGGAGAAAATAAATGGCTGAAGAAGCTATTAACTATGAAGTTGAAGACTCAGAAGAATGGGGTAAAATTACACCTCCAGAAAAATCTGAAAAAGTTGCTGTTGAATATGAAATTGAAGGTGAAGAAGATACTACTAATAAAAAAGTAGAACTAGCACCTGAACAAGAAGAAGCAACTACTGAAGAACCTTTAGAAAAACAACCAACTGAATTAAAAGGTGTTGAAACTAAAGGCGCACAAAAACGTATCAGACAATTAATTAAGCAGCGAAAAGATCGTGAAGATCGTATTGGAGAACTTGAAGCACGAGTTGCAGAATACGAAAACAAGCTTAAACAAAAAGATAATGAAATTGTTAGTGCGTATAAAAAGAATTTAGACTCTAACGAAGTACAAATTAATGACCAAATTAAACTCGCTGAAGGAGCTTATCGTAAAGCTCTAGAAAGTGGGGAAGCTGATGAAATTGTTATTGCACAACGACAATTAAATCGAGCAGAGTTGCAGCTTGATAATCTAACTAAAGCTAAGACTGCTTATTCAGATTATGAATCTAATAATGTACAACCTACTCAAGAACAACCGCAACAACCAGTTTATCAGCAGTCAACTCCCAATCCTGCAAATTATGATCCTAAAGCAGTAGAATGGGCAACACAAAATGACTGGTTTGGTCAAGATCAAATTATGACCGCTGCTGCAATTGCAATTGATGAGCAGCTTAAAGGCGAAGGATTTGATCCTACTGACGATGAGTTTTATGAAGAAATTGATCAACGTCTTCAACAATCTTTTCCTAATAAATTTAAAAAACAAGTAAAAGAAAAAGAAGTAGATCAAGAAGCGGAAGTAAGGGAACCGGAAAAACCCTCTCAAGTGGTAGGCGGAGCGTCACGCACTGTCGCCAACCCTAAAACAAATAGGCCAAATAAAGTTAAGCTAACGCGAGACGATATTGAAATGGCTAATCGTTGGGGTATTCCTCTTGAACGGTATGCAGAACAAAAGCTAGTTGCTGATAAAGCAGAAGGCGAGTATACCACAATTATTACATCTAAGCGTGGAGGCTAAAAATATTATGACACGTAATACATTAAAACAAGCACGTAGTGAGACAACCCGTGAAACTGAACAGCGTTCTTATGAAGAGTATACCTTTGAAGAACCAGACTATCTTGCAATTCCAGATATAATTAAAGATCGTTTTGCTGATGAAGGAATGATACTTCGATGGTTGCGTATTGAAATACGTGGCAAAGATGACATTCAGAATGTAGGAAAACGACTTCAAGATGGTTGGGTGTTTGTAGCACCTGATGAAGTTCCCGAAATGTCACACAATTCTCTCGTGAAGAATGAAGGCCGTTATGCAGGTACAGTCTGTCGTGGAGACTTAGCACTTGCTAAAATGCCAGCTGGTAAGGCAGAGGCTCGAAAAAGGTATTATGAAGATCGTAGTCGTGAAATGATGGATGCAGTTAACGCGCAACTTGAAAATCAAAACGATTCTCGTATGCCAATTTCAAACTCAAGTAAATCATCGGTTGTTCAGGGACGTGCACCTAACTTTCAAAAGTAAAAGTAGCACTGTTGTTGATCAATTATTTTGTCATGGTAATTTTAATTAAGGAGAACTAAAATGGCTCTATCTAAAGCTCTTGATGGTTTCCGTCCTTCACGTCAAAAAGGTTCTGCTACTAATTCAACAGGTGTTAGTGAATACTCTATCGCTTCTGGTTATGCAGCAAATATTTTTAACGGTGACGTTGTAACCATTAATGTTGGCAAGGTTGAAGTTGTAACGACTGTCGGTCTTGGTAACGATATTCCTCTTGGTGTTTTTGCAGGATGTACTTATACTCAAAATGGTGAACCTGTTTTTTCAAAGTATTGGCCTTCCGGTACATCTGCTTCTGACATTGTAGCATTTGTAAATGATGACCAAAACACCACTTTTATTGTTCAAGCTGATGCTTCAGTTACAGCAGGTGATGTTTATTCCACCACCTTTAACGTAACTCTTGGCGCAGGTTCCACCTATACTGGTCAATCCGGTCATGGTATTGCCGCTGCTACTCGTGGTGATGATGGTATGCTAACCGTATTAAATGCATTTAAGGAACCGGGGAATGAACTTGGCGATCCGAATCCACGGGTTGAAATCATCTGGAAACAGCATGTTAACGCTTATCCAACTGTCGGAATTTCCGCAGGTTAATGAAAGGGAGATAAATAAATGGCTATTAATCGCAGTAGTATTGCAAAACAACTCCTTCCGGGCCTAAATGAAATTTTCGGTATTTCGTATGGTGAAGTAAACGACGAACATGCTCCACTTTATGAAATTGAAAATTCAGATCGTGCATTTGAGGAAGAAGTTCTATTCACTGGCTTCGGCTCTGCTCCAACTAAATCAGAAGGTGCAGCAGTCCAGTATGACAACGCACAAGAAGGTTACACTGCCCGTTACACAATGGAAACTGTAGCTCTTGCGTTTGCTATCACTGAAGAAGCTATGGAAGACAACCTATATGACACCTTCTCGAAGGTTCGTGCTAAAGGTCTAGCTCGTGCTATGGCTAACACCAAACAGGTTAAAGCTGCAGACGTATTTAACAATGCGTTTTCTACAAGCTATAACGGTGGTGATGGTCAACCACTAATTTCCGCTACTCACCCAACAATTGGTGATGGAAATCAATCCAACAGTATCGGAGCAACTGATTTCTCAGAAGCTGCTCTTGAAACTGCAACAATTGCAGTAACTAAAATTAAAGATGATCGTGGTATTTTGATTGGAGCTTCGACTCAATCACTTCACATTCCATCTGATCTTATTTATACTGCAGATCAGGTACTCAACTCTCCGGGTACCACTGTTGCAGGTGGTTCATCTGCATACGCACAGAACAACATCAACGCAATTCGCAATCAGTCTGTTGTTTCTGATGGGTTTTATGTTAACCGCCGCTTTACAGATACCAATGCATGGTTCCTAAAGACTGACGTTCCTAATGGTACGAAGATGTTCGTTCGCGTTCCTCTCCAAACCAAAATGGAGCCTGATTTCGATACAGGTAACATGCGCTTCAAGTCCCGTGAGCGTTATGCTTTCGGTTGGAGTGATTGGCGTCAGTGGCGCGGTGCTTCTGGTAGTTCGTAAGAACTAACTAGCACTTAGATACTACAAGATTAAGGGGGCCTTTACGGGTCCCCTTTTTCTATTTGTTTATATATCTTTTAACACCTATAATTAAATTTAACGATGCTATATAATTATCATAGACTTTAAAGGAGATGTAATTGTGACAACAAATATTCGTTCAGCTTTTCTTGTAGGTAGTGGCGTACTGGTAGACATTACGACAAGTGTTACAGTTGCTGATACTCGTATTCGATCTATTCATGCTACTGGTTCAGGAATTTATGTTTTAGACGGAACTTCTACAACTGCATTAGGAACAACTTCAGGAAATATTGTTAAGTTTGATGTAACTGGATCAGCTTATTTAGATTGGACTGAGTTAGGTGTCCGTGTAGATGGTCTTGTTTCAGTAACAGCACCAACATCTGCATCAACTATTACAGTATTCTACGGATAACGTATAAATGACCGATTATACTTATCTTGTGAATGATATTATTAGCGCATGTGAAAATGATGGAACTGAGTTTTTAGCTTATGTTCCTAACATGGTAAATCGTGCTGAAGAAAGACTAACACGAGATTTAGATGATTATGGTTTAGTTGTTCAAACATCAATTGCAGTTTCTGCTAATAATGCAGAAATTACTCTTCCTGTTGGTACACGCATCGTAAAGAATTTTAATTTAGTTAGTAATGGCTCTAAAATTAATTTATTGTTAAAAACTGATGAGTTTTTAAATGCAGTATGGCCTACAAGTGCTTCAACGGAAGTACCCAGATATTATTCACGAGTTACAGATACTCGTGTCCGCCTTGCACCTACACCTGCTTCAACATCAGATGGTATCTTAATGACTGTTGCTAGACCTGTAACCCTGACATCTGCAAACCCTACTAATTATTTTACTGAGATTTGTTATGATGCTTTATTTAATGCTTCAATGGTTGAAGCTATGATATTTACTAAAAACTTTTCAGCAGTTCAGCTATTTGAGCAAAGATATATGCAAGCTGTTGAGACACTACGAAATCAAGCTCGTCGTACTCGTAGAGACGATATGGCTGCTCCAGCATCACCAGCAGGTGCTGATAATACAGTAATTGCATATTCTAATTAAAGGAGAAAAATTATGGCAATGGGTAAAATTTTTAAGGGTGGTAAAAAAGTTGCTAAAAAAGCAATGAGTAAATCCCAAAAAGCTAAAACTACTACTGATGCTAAAGTTCAAGCTGCTGCTGCAGATGCTGAAAAAATTAAAGGTAAAGGAAAACAAGTATCAACTAAAGAAGGTGCTTCATT